GTCTGTATGATTTGGAATGATTACCAAGATACTCACTGGTATCTCTGTTGATTATCATTACACGATCATCACAGTTAATTATCTCATCATCACGCATACCTTTCATTGGTATAGTTTCTATAGGAAAGTTATAGTTAGCAGGTTTGTCGATTAGTTTAGCTATTTGTGTCATATGATTCATTGTTACCTCCTTTGAATCAGCTTGGGTTAAATGCTACAAGTGCAAATACAAATGTAACAGACGAAATGATACAGAACATTACCCATATCATGTATATAATAAAAAAGTTATCCATGTGATCTCCAGTCTTTGAGTTAATTGAATTGCTTATAAAGTTAGAATTAGTTTTCGCCACACATAGTTCTCAGTTGTCTCTATAATTTATCTTCGGTTACAATTTGTAACTTTAGTTTGTTATACTGCTTCTTGATTACATTGTAATAGTATAGAGTTTTGTTGTATGATTTTGATTGGAAAACGATCTTGTTTTTTAGTATTAGATAGTACATGGCACAAAGCCCTCGTGGTTGACATAAAAAAAGGACAGATTGCTCTGCCCTTTTGTTAAGTTAGATGGTTTCTTGGATAGGTTCAAAATCTTTACCTAAGATATCATTTACTTCATTAAGTACCTGACTTACATCTTTGGTAGAAGATTTCTTGTAAGGCTTCCACTCTTCTTCAGTTACTCTGAAGTAGACTGCCTTGTCGGTATCAAATCTCTCAGTTAATTCCTCAAGTTCATCTTTCATTCTTTTGAAGATATCAACCTTCTTTGCCAACTTAACGTCGACAATTTCTGTACCTTGAGCAGGAACTAGTGAGGCAATGTCTCCTCTAAGGTCTGACATCTGTTGAGTTTTATACTGAATGGAATTATTTGCTGAGTAACAAGCATCTCTTGCTATAGATTGTCGTAAATACTCATTATGTTCGCCTTTGTGATGCATTACAACAGCTAGTTTAAGTTGAAATAAATCCTTGTTTGCTTGATTAGTCTTTTTCATTTTCGTCTCCTTTTAATAAATGATTCAGGGAATCTGAACCATGATGTCACAAGAACATGGGAATCTCTGAACCAAAAAGAATCTAGGTGTTAGGTCTTGTCCAAGCCTCTCGGCTTGGCAAGAAGAGCAACACGCTTATTCTATTTGGTCTTGCACTTCAAGCAAAGGGCGTAAAAGAAAGCGTCGCACTTCTTGGTGCGACACATTCGCCCTGCAGTCTAAGAGATTCCCATGTTATGGTGATCATCATTCTGAGGTTCTGATTGCATGAATCGTGCAGTTAAAAGGAGCTTGACGAAAATAGGAAAAGAGTAATCAACCTTACAAACAAGAGGTTTATTTCAATGCAGAACTCGCTGTTCCTTTTAGTATGCATCACAATTTTAGAAGGCGATAAATAATTAGTATTTTAATACACGACAATCTAAGGATAGCGAGAGATGCTATGGCTACTCGCAAAGAATTATGTTTAGTAGGAAACTCTTTACAGATGTCTGCCTTAGAGTAGATATTAGACGAGCTTGATCAGGCACAAGGTTCAGAATTGACTACTTAAGTTTCTTGGCAAAGATTGATATTGCACGAAAGATACTTATGAAAGATAGTGCTTGAGGTGTTGACTGATAGTTTGCCATGCCGACTGTCTACGGAAGAGTACCTGATTAAGATGGAATAGCCTTACAATCTTCTACTGAAGATGTAAGACTTTCATCAGGTACTTCATGAAATGATATTGCAAGGAAAAGATTCTATCCAAGAAATTATCGTATGATAACAAAAGACTTAGGCAGAGTAATCTGCCATGCTTTTGTTAGGTCAAGCACAATAAAACCAGTAGTCAATCCCTCTTGGGATTGTCCGTCTTGGCTTTGTGCTTTACCTTTTAGTGTGTTTTAGTAACCTTAAGTCCTTGTTTTACAAAGAGAATAAAAAGCCCTTGACAGGGCTTTCCCTGACCCCTTATAAAAGGGGGTAAGGGGGATTCTCTTGTTAAAACAGCTTAAGTTAACCAAAAAACAGATGACCTTAGTTGATACGATTGTAGCAACTGGTTGTAGTGTCACAGAGGCTAGTGCAAAGTCAGGATACGCAGCAGGTGAATCAGGTAGAGTGACAGCCAGTAAGACTTTGCGACTGCCTCATGTTCAGGAATATATGCAACATAGAATAAGAGATAGTATTGGACTTAATGCTACGATAGCTTCTCGCAGGGTACTGGACTTAGCGAGTAGTGCTAAGTCTGAGTACGTACAGCTTGAAGCATCTAAGGACATACTTGATCGTGCAGGGTACAAGCCAGTGGATAAAGCAATGCATTTAGTGCAGGGTAATATTTCTGTGTCCATTGACCTAACATAGTATGGGGGTTAAAAAAGTGTGGCTAGTGTATATGACAGGGTCTCATACAAACATTATTAGTCAAAAAGGTACGTTATGAGTAAGACACCTGCATGGACAAGAAAAGCTGGGAAGAATCCTAAAGGTGGATTAAATGCTAAGGGTCGTGCCTCATATAAGAAAGGCACGTTGAAAGCACCAGTTAAGAGTGGTGACAATCCTAGACGAGCTTCCTTCTTGGCTCGAATGGCAGGAATGAGAGGACCAGAGAAAGATGCTAAAGGAAAACCTACTAGATTATTATTATCGCTTCGTGCATGGGGTGCTTCAAGTAAAGCAGATGCTCGTGCAAAGGCTAGAGCAATATCAAAAAGAAACAAGGCAAAGAAAAAGGCTTGACGAAACGAGAAGAAAAGTTGAAGTATTAAAATATAAACTTAAAGAAAGGAGAGATCAAATGCAGTATATGAAACCAAAACCTAAGAAGAAGATGACTGCAAAGCAAAAGACATTACCTAAGTCTTTACAGAAAAAAATTATAGCCTCAAAAGGTAAAAAGAAATAATGGCAGTTAATGCAGCAGGTAATTACACTAAGCCTACAATGAGAAAGGCTTTGTTTAATAGGATCAAAGCGAGTACCAAAGGAGGCAGATCAGGACAATGGTCTGCTCGTAAGGCACAGATGTTAGCCAAGCAATATAAATCTAAAGGTGGGGGTTACAGATGAAGAAGCCATTAACTCCAAAACAAAAGGCAACATTAAAGAAACATAGTGTTCATCATACTGCCAAGCATATGACTAGTATGAAAAAGGATATGATGGCAGGTATGTCGTTTACATCTTCTCATAAGAAGGCTTTAAAAAAAGTTGGTAAGTAATGGCACTCGCTAAATCACAAAGGTCGCTTCGTGCATGGACAAGACAAAAGTGGAGAACGAAATCAGGTAAACCTAGTACTCAAGGGTCAAAGGCAACTGGCGAACGTTATCTACCTGAGAAAGCAATTAAGGCTCTTTCTTCCAGTGAATACTCCAAGACTTCGGCTCTTAAACGCAAAGCAATTAGAGCAGGTAGACAAGTATCTAAACAGCCCAAAAAGATTGCAGCAAAAACGAGAAGCTATAGATCTTATTCATAGGTTAAAACAATGATGAACATATACTTCGAACTATTTAAATTCTTTAATAAAATAGGTAATTATTTTTATAATAAGTACTGTAGAAGTTTGCAGGGTAAAAAAGTGCATAGTCGTACACGAGTTGTTAAATGACATTCTTACATACTTTAAAGGTTGAAGAGAGACGAATACTTCGTGAAGTGGTAAAGCGAGTTCATCTTAAACATCACCCTAAAGCATTTTGTACTGATAGGGAAGCCGACAAAGTAATAGCAGTTATTGGTCCTGAAACTGTGGACACTCTTCTTAGAGTTGGAGTTAATACTCACATTGATACAATTTAAATACAAACCTGATGGACAAGTCATCAAAGACTTTATGAAAGATAATACTTTCTTTCGTGGCATAAGAGGTCCAGTTGGTAGTGGCAAATCCGTAGCTTGTAGTATTGAAATATTTAGAAGAGCCTTAATGCAAAAGCCTGATAAGAATGGTAAGAGAAAAAGCAGATGGGCAATCATTAGAAACACTAATCCACAACTTAGAACAACCACGATTAAGACTTGGCTTGATTGGTTTCCTGAGAATGAGTGGGGAAAGTTTATGTGGTCTGTACCATACACTCATTTTATAACAGCAGGTGACTTGGATATGGAAGTTATATTCTTAGCACTTGATAGACCTGAAGATGTAAAAAAATTATTATCATTGGAACTTACTGGTGTGTGGGTCAACGAAGCTAGGGAAATACCTAAGTCAATTATTGATGCGTGTACTATGAGAGTTGGTAGATTCCCAAGTGTGAAAGATGGTGCTGCAACATGGAGTGGTGTTATCTGTGATACTAATAGTCCTGAAGAAGATCATTGGTGGGCAATTATGAGTGGCGAAGTTCCAGTACCAGACCATATAACTTTGGAAGAAAGTCGTATGTTAGTCAAGCCTGACAACTGGAGATTCTTTACACAACCTAGTGCTATGCTTGAAGATAAAGATGAGGACAATGCTGTCACTGGATACAAGCCTAACAAAGATGCAGAGAATAGAAAAAACATTTTAGAATCTTATTATCCTAACTTGGTACAAGGTAAGACAAAGAGTTGGATAGATGTTTATGTTATGAACAGACTTGGTAGTATCCAAGATGGTAAGCCAGTTTATAATATGTTTGTGCATGATAGTCATGTTGGTAAGGAAGAAATACCAGTGGCAGATGGTGTTCCAGTTTATATTGGATTGGACTTTGGACTTACTCCTGCTGCAGTCTTTGGTCAAAAGGTAAGAGGCAGATGGTTAATACTGCAAGAGATAGTTGCATTTGATATGGGGATTGTTAGGTTTGCAGAATTGTTAAGAGCAGAAATAGCCACACGATATGCAAACTGTGAAGTGCATATTTATGGTGATCCTGCAGGAGACTTCAGGGCGCAAACAGATGAATCTACACCTTTTCAGATACTAAGAGGTGCAGGATTAAGTGCCAGACCTACAATGAGTAATGATGTTGCCCTAAGAATTGAGTCTGTATCATCTGTATTAAATAGAATGGTTGATGGTAATTCAGGGATTTTGATTGACTTTAGGTGCAAAGAATTGGTAAAAGGGTTTGAGGGTGGTTATCAATATAGACGTATGCAGGTTTCAGGTGAACGATATGAAGATAAACCTCTCAAAGATCGATACTCACATATCCATGATGCTTTGCAGTATTTGATGTTGGGGTCAGGCGAGGGAAGGCAGGTACTAGGCATGAACAAAAAGATTGAAACCTTTAATGCTAGAGTGGAGTATGATGTCTTTAATCGCAGACCCAAGCAACAAAAAAGGCAAGGTTTATGGGCAAGAATGTAAGGAGTTAAATATGTGTTTACCTAGAAGTTCAAGACCTCCTCCTCCAACAGATGCTGAAAAAGAAGCACAAATGGAAAGAGAAGCTCAAAAAGATATTGAGACAACAAACAGAGCAGATGCTAGACAAGATGTTCTTGAACAAAACATTACAGCAAAAAGAAAAGGTAGTGGTAGACGATCTTTGCTAAAAGGTTCAGGTGGTGGCATAGGTTTCTATAACGAATACGATAGCTAATGCACGAAAAAACTGTAGAACAAATGATGCAAAGATATGAGAAGGCTCTATCTGTTAGGTTAGAGTTTGAAGATCTTTATGATGAAATCTTTGAGTATTGTTTACCACAACGTCAGGGTTTCAAAAACTATTCGGCAGGTCAAAGACGAGATGATAAGATTTTTGATGAGACTGCAGTCGTTGGTATTCAAGAGTTTGCATCAAGACTTCAGGCAGGGTTAACTCCTAACTTTGCTAGATGGGCAGACTTTGTTACTGGTCAGGAAGTTCCTGAAGGTGAAAAAGATGATATCAATAATGCACTTGATGGTGTCACTGATTATGTATTTGAGATATTGCAGACATCAAACTTTGCTCAAGAGATACACGAATGTTTTATAGACTTAGCACTTGGTACTGCAGTCCTTTGTGTTATGGAAGGTGATGCAGTAAATCCTATTAGGTTTCAATCAATACCATTACCTCATGTAGTTTTAGATACTGGACCTGATGGCAAGGTCGATCATGTGTATCGAGAACGTATGATGAAGAATGAAGATATACCAGTCGCTTATCCTAATGCAGTCTTAACTCCTAAGATGGCAGAAAAAATAACTAGAAATCCTGAAGGCAAAACCAAGATACTTGAGGTTTCATGTAGATTATATGATGATCCTAATGTTGAAAAGTATGGATACTATGTCATAGATATAGCAGATAAAGCTATGATAATGACTGAGATTTATACTGGTGTAGGATCAAATCCATTTATAGCATTTAGATGGAGCAAAGCATCAGGCGAAATTTATGGTAGAGGTCCTGCATTAAATGCCCTTAGTGCAATCAAAACTTGTAACCTTACTATAGAAATGATTTTAGAAAATGCACAAATGTCTATATCAGGCATCTATCAGATTGATGATGATGGTGTAATTAATGTTGATACAATCAATCTTGTTCCCGGAACTGTTATTCCCAAAGCACCAAACTCACAAGGTTTGCAGCCAATAAGATCAGCAGGATCATTTGATGTAGCTAATCTTATTTTAAATGATATGAGGAATAATATAAAGAGAGCTTTGTATAATGATATGTTAGGTGATCCAAATAAAACACCTGCATCAGCTACCGAAGTTGCAGAACGTATGGCAGATTTATCTCGTAAGATAGGATCAGCATTTGGCAGACTGCAATCTGAAATGGTACAACCATTATTACAACGAGTTGTCTACATATTACAGAAGCAGGGTCGGATAGAAATGCCGACAGTTAATGGTAGAGAAGTAAAGATTCGTAGTGTTTCTCCCCTAGCACAAGCACAATCCAATCAGGATATTGTGTCGTTGAATAGATTTCTACAAACTGTCAGTGGTTCATTCGGTCCTGAGATTTTAAATATATTAATATCCTCAGAAGAAACTGCACTGTATCTTGCTAAGAAATTTGGTGTTCCTGATAAGTTAATTAGAGATGCAGACGAAAGACAACAGTTAGTGCAGATGGCACAACAGATGCAACAGCAACAGCAACAAGGAGAGTTACCAAATGCCTCAACACTTGGGGGTTGATGGATACCCTAGATCAAAAGAAAAAGACGAACAAATTTCCAAAGTTATAGAATCAGTATTTAAAACTCCTAATGGAATGGAGATGTTAAAGTATATAAAGTCAATTACTATCGAAGCAATTAGTGGTGCTAATATATCAGATGCAGAACTTAGACACCTTGAAGGGCAAAGATATTTAGTGGCTTTATTAGTTAAAAGAATCAATCATGCAATGAGGTTAAAACAATGAGTGAAGAACAAGTTACATCAACAGAATCAGCTACAGAAATCCCTACAGAAACTAGTGTACCTCCAACTACAACTGAGTCTGTAGCTGAACCAACAAGACCTGAAGGACTACCTGAAAAGTTTAATACTTGGGAAGATATGGCTAAGTCATATTCCGAGATAGAATCTTGGAAAGGTAAGAAAGAAGAAGATATAAAGGCAGGACTTCTTCAGGAACTAGAGACAGAAGCCTACTCTAACAGACCTTCAACTTCAGGTGACTATCAAATACCTGAAGTATTAGATGAGGGTGAAGCTGCAACTAATCCACTTCTTAAATGGTGGGCAGATTATTCTTGGGAGAATGGTTTATCACAAGATGAGTTTAATGAGGGAATAACTAAATGGGCAGAGCATACTGGATCAAATCAACCTGATCTTGAAGCTGTAAAGAAAAGTCTAGGTGACAATGCTAACCTAAGAGTAGAAGCTACACAGTTATTTGTGCAGAAGTTTTTCCCTGCAGATTTACAAGATGCAGTTGCAGAACTAGGATCAACAGCAGAAGGAATCAAAGCATTAGAACTTATACAAAGATCAATGCAACAAACTAATGTTAATCCACAAGCCACTGCTCCATCTAAAACAACCATTGAAGATCTTATGACTAAGATGAAAGATCCACGATACTATGATCCTACAAGAAGAGATAGGGCATTTGTTCAAGAAGTGACAGATGGCTTTAAGAGAATTTAAAGGCGAGGGTATCTATGACGGATACCCAATCGTCAAAGCTAAAGCCAGTCATATAGATTACCTGCAAAATAACTTACGAGATGCAGATGTTAGGGAGTGTATTATACATGGTGCTACTCCTTTTCGTGCATTGATGGCAGGTATTCGAGAACCAAATGGCGAAAGTTACACTGTACTGGTAGATAAAAAACCTGCTTTAATGTTTGGTTGCAATCCAATATACAGTAATATGATAGGTAAAATATGGGCATTAGGTACATATGATATCGAAAAAATACAAAGAAAGTTTCTAAAATGGTGCAATCCAGTGGTGGATTACTACCAAAAACAATATTATCAATTAGAAAATGTAGTACCTGCAGACCATGCCAACACCTTATCATGGCTCAATTTCGTAGGTTTTGAGATACTTGATCCACCAGTTATGATAAATGGTTTTGCAGTTTTACGATTTGTACGTTGCAAAGGTGAAGAAATTTTGGTAAACAAAGAATATAGCCCAGTTGTTAGCTGATAGCCCTTACGGATAACTAGATGATGCTAAGATGGATAACTAGATAAAATGTAACGTTAACTTTTTTGAGGAGAACTATAATGGCTAATACAATAGACACAGCCTTTATTACGCAGTTCGAAACAGAAGTTCATTTAGCTTATCAAAGAATGGGTAGTAAATTAAGAAATACTGTTCGTACTGTAGCTAATGTGAGTGGAAGTACAGCACGATTTCAAAAGATCGGTACTGGAACTGCATCAACTAAATCCAGAAATGGACAAGTAACACCAATGGAATTGGCACACACCACAGTAGATGTGAGTATGTCTGACTTCTATGCTGCTGAATTTATCGATAAGTTAGATGAATTAAAGACCAACATAGATGAGAGACAAGCTGTTGCAACAAGTGCTGCTGCTGCTCTAGGTCGTAAGACTGACGAGATCTTATATACTGCTATGGACTCAGGTGCTAATTCATCTCAATTACATGATGCAAGTTCTGCAGTTGAAAAGGCAGACTTACTAAGTGCGTTTGAAACCTTTGGTACAAATAACATACCTGAAGATGGTGGCAGATATATTGCTATGCACCCAAAGGGATATGCTGACTTATTTTTAATTACTGAGTTTGCATCATCTGACTTTGTTGGTGAGCAAAACTTACCATTCGCAGGTGGCATGAGTATGAAAGAGTTCTTAGGATTTAAGATATTCTCTACTGCTGCAATTACTGCAGGTAAGAATATGGTCTATCATACAAGTGCAGTAGGATTAGGTATTGGTGCTGACGTAAGTACAGAACTAAATTATATACCTGAGAAAGTATCTCACTTAGCAACCTCAATGATGTCTATGGGTGCTGTTGTTATTGATAACAATGGTGTCTATGAACTTCTTGATAACAATTAATAGGAGG